CGCTGGCGTCGCTGGCGTCGCTGGCTTCGCTGCAACCCTGACATCTTGTGAATAGCGAAAAGTCCATGTCCACGTCATTTCAGGCCCCCTAAAAACAAAGCAACACATGGAAGGCGAACGTGATATTCAAGATTGTACAGAAGTTCAGAGTAAAAGTTGTGTTCATGGACTGTCGTCATGTTCTGGGTTTTATGCTCAAAATTCCCCATGTTTCATGATGTGGGGTGACCTACGTGATCAAGATGAAGATGGTGCAAGTGCTTGGGAAATGGTTTACGATTTGTGCCAAAAACACTCTGATCTTCCAGAATGCGCGTGTATCAATCGGAACTTAGATCCCGATTTTGTGCGGCTCTCGGAAGAGCTGGGTCCGGCATATCCGGTGGGATGTTACTGGCGGCCTTGTAAAGACGCTACCCAAGCCTGGATACCACCTGAGATACATTCTAACAGCTGTCCCGACATTTGCCAAGCAATGGTTAGAGTTGTTGGTGACATTCAGGGTGATATCGACGGATCGAATGTGGTTCAGAATGTAAGTTGTGACTTTTCGGACTTAGGACTTCAAGCGTACGAATGTAAAGACGGACATTGTATCGAGTCCGATTGCCGAGCTGGGCTAGATCCCAACTGTTACGTTGACGCAGAATGTCAAAAAGCCTGTCAAGGCTCCAATTTTCGCTGTGAAGAAGGAATTTGCCAGCCCGCTATTTGCGCGCCTGGAGAAAAGGGCTGCTTTTCTTTCGCGCACTGTTCAGGCTACTGTTCTTCCAACTATCGATGCCAGAACGGAGAATGCTCTTTGAGTACTTGTGATATCTCCGAACCAACTTGCTATGCTAACCATCTTGAATGTCAGGCTGTGTGCAGCACGTCTGGGAGTTCAACTCTGGGTATTATCTTTTTGGTCTTGGGAGGACTGGGGCTCCTAGGCCTTCTCGCCTATTTGAGTTATCTTTTTTACACATCATCCAAATAAACAATGTCTGAAGATTGCTCCAAAGCCTACGGGTTTTCCTGCAGCGATTCACAACATGAAAGAATTCAACCTTATCAAGGACCACCAGTAACTGCACCTGCCTCGCGCATCATAACTGCTGAACACGATCAAAACACGCCTTGTTCGGAATACACCACGGAGCGTTGTATGGATGGAGTATTATCCGGATGGCGCAATTGTATTAAACATTATGATTATAAAGGGGATGATTACCGAGATTATTGTGATCACCGCAGTACTTACTGGAGTGGGGGATGGTATAGGTGTTGGAGGCCCGATAAGCCATTCTGCCGCATTGGTTTATCAAGCCAAGGTAGAGACCCACTAATTGATGGTTATTTTGTGGGGGCTCCGGATCCCCAACATGAAGCAGAGAACACTACATCTCGGAAGCTTTATTGTGCGTACGACATGCGTGATATTGATACTGAAGCTCAGATGAGGGAGTTGGAGAATAAGCGCCTTCTTTCGACTCTAAGTGATGAGGATCAAGATCTCCTAATGACCAACTACTGTTCTCAAGTGACCGAAGGATATTGTGTGTTTGCACCAGACGGTTCTGGTCGGCGCATGCCGCGCTGCACACGCTTCTTCGAGTCCACTGGTGAAGGCACCAGGTGCCGAAGCTGGTACCAAGATCTTCAACGGCGCCGACCGGGGTATGCTTCTTCATTACGCACCACCGTTTGTCGCAATAATGATAGTCTTGAAGAATGTGCGTGTTACAACCGTTTCCAAGATCCTGCATATACCCTTTTTGTTGATTCTTTGGCCGCAAATCCAGGATGTTGGTATTGGCCTTGCAAAAATGCTCAGTCGGCTTGGATACCCGAAGAAATTGAACCTGGTGAATGCCCAGGAATTTGTGAAACAGCTGTTAATATTGCCGCAAATGTCGAAGGGGATGTGACACTGGATAACATTACCCAGCGCATCAATTGCAATTTTGGCGGACTCACTGACCAAACGTATTCGTGTTACAATGGTGAGTGCGTTCAAGCAGTTTGTCAGCCTGGAGTTGATACGAATTGTTATGCATCATCGACATGTGGTGGGGTTTGTCAGGGTCTTTTTGATGATCGCTATCAATGTCATGATGGTAGTTGTCGCAAAATGGGCTGTAATCTCGGCGACTATAATTGTTACGCGTATCAGGATTGTGATGGGGCTTGTTCAAGTCGCTACACATGTCGCAATGGTGAGTGCCTAATTGACCCGTCTGGAGAATTTGAGAGTGGCCGGATTTGTGCTCAGAAGTGCGGGTCTACCGAAACTTCAGAGGGCTCGGACATTCCATGGGGTTTATGGATTCTCGCAGGATGCCTCCTAGCTGGCCTTGTCACCGCATTCATTCTTGTCCTCAAATAAACAAAGAACGTATGACTGACACCGTAGTAGTTGGTGAAGGTGTGCAAACTGAAAATTTGGAAACGCCGTCTGAAAGTCAGTGTCAAGCTAGTATTCCCCTATCGTCACAGGGATTATCTCCCTTCATCGAAGGCACTGCCAGGTACATTCAAGGATACCCTAATCCGTCTGCGAGTGGCACCCGAACGCTATTTTGTGACTACTACTTGTCACGGTTTGATCAGGTGCCTCAAATGGACGAATGGCTTAAAAGCTTTCAAGCCGATGATTATGATGCTTTCTTGGTGATGCGCGAGGTTTGTTCAGGAACAGATGATGGAAAACAGACCAGGGTTTTCACAAATGATACTTGCCGACAATGGTACACGTCAATACCGGATCCAGACCGGGACAACGCTGCTGATTATATTTGCCAGAAACACCCGTTCTTTGAGGAATGTCGCTGCATGCAGAGAAACCTTGACCCTATCTACAATACCATCAGAAAATACCAATGGGGTTCAGATACATGTTGGTGGAGGCCATGCAAAGAACCCGCCACACACCATGTTCCTTCAACGATGGTTGTGCCTGAAGAATGTCCCCAAGCGTGTCGTACTATTCTCGACGTTGCGGGGACGATTGATGGTGATTTGAATATCACGGATTGGCAGCAGTCTGTTGATTGTGATTTCAGTGATGCTGCTAATGCCACATATCGTTGCATCAGCGGAGATTGCCGTCAATCCACGTGTTCCCCCGACGAGGTCAACTGTTACAAGACCGCAGATTGTGAGGGTCATTGCAAACAGAGGGTTGGTTGGATGTGCCAACGATCTGGAGATTGCCGACAAGAAATGTGCACGGGATCAGAGTGTTACGATAGCGCAGAGAGGTGTCTAGAAAATTGCAGACGTGAAGTCATCGAACCGTATGACTGGACCCCTTGGATTGTCATAGGGGCCATTGCTGGCTTTGTAGCCTTAACTGGTCTAACGTATCTAATCTATTCTAAAATTAAAAGACCATGAACGTGCTTGAGGAGACTATCAATGTTTACGTCAATGCAACTACGGACATTTTGCAGAGCACTTCAGTTACGTCCTCTGTGGTGCAGTTTGTAGAGGTCGCAGATATCGGTGGTGACTTGGACCTCTCAGGTAGTCAAGATATTATCGTGAATCTTAATGTGACTGAAGTGTTCCAGGCATTCCGGAATGAAGAGACCCAGCAAAGTTTTGTTGCGGATTTTCAGGAGATTGCAGAGGAAGCTCTGAATGGTATCGACTGGTTACAGTACCCAGACGCATATAATGCTGCTCATAGTTACATTAACGCGGCTCTAAACATGTCAACTACTCTAGAACAACAATGTTCCGCAGAAGCCTACGTTACACAAGGAATACGTATTCGCCAAGTTGAAGGCGTGCTCCAAGTTGGAACCATCACCCAAAAAGCTATTGTGGACATTTACATGTCATGTTTCGGAACAGCTGGTTCAGACCAAAGCGCCTTCCAAGATTTGCAGCGGTACGTGACACAAGTAGCCACTGTGGAGACTCGAGTGGCTCAAGTGGATTGGTGGGCAATCTTGGTGATCTCAGTAGGCTTTATTTTCCTTTTGTTATTGCTCTTTTTACTTCCTAAACTTGGATACTGGGCATGGGGGCTTGTCCCAATCCTTTTGGTTGCAGGAGGCTTGGCGCTCTGGAAGGCCGATCTTGCAACTGGGGTACGCCTAGAGACCTATGGGTTCTACGAGCTCGAGGCACCTTCAGGTGGTGACAGTATGGGCCGTCAAACACTTGCGTTAACAGCTAACACATGCCAGGAATCCGGTACGTGTGCCGGCTTCACTTATACTCCAGAAGAATCCGTACTTTACAGGACAATGCCGGACCCGCTGAGACTCGTGGATAGCTCTATTCCGTTGGTTTTAGGTCCTGTGTATGAGGGAGACAATGTTATAGTCATGGAACAAGCCGCGCTCGTAGACCCTGATTACAAGGTAGTGGTGGACCCATCCACGATGAATCTTAAAGTTGGAAATCGTCAAATTCAATTTTCCAATATTGAGTGGAATCCTGAACGCGTACTTTACATAGTGACACATCCCCCCGAAGAAGATTCGGAAGGCTGGTTTATGAACGTTTCAGATCCAGTGACTCTAGAATTGTGGGTGGATGGTGAGCTTATGGAAACTGTTGCTGGTCCCGGGTGGCGGGAAAATTCTGGAGACCCTCCGACCGTGGGCGCCAAGGTTGAGATTGATGCATTCGATTGGAATTGGGGAAGTCTGGGTATAATGCTTTTGAGCGGTGCATTCGTGTCGATAATTGTTTTAAGCGCAAAACACATAAATGACGCTAAGGCTCGCAAAAGTTAACATTGTTTTTATTCATCATTATCATCATTGGCGTCTGACTGTCCGCTGCACTTTTGGTAATGAAGAGATATACGCTGCAAATGATTACGCACAGATTGGTTCATGGTCGAGATCCTGGCCACTGCATTTGCGTCTTCACTGTATGTAGTGGCTAAATTTGCGCATCCAATTAGTGCACCCTTGATTTCTGCTTGAAAGGACGTTAATAACTGGGAGTTTTCGAGGAGACTTAAGTCTTGGGCTTGGTTTTTCAGCATCATTTCCCGCGATTCCAGAAGGGCTTCACAGCACTGGAGCGAGTCAGTAAGAATCTTTTCGATAGCTTCAAAGTTTGTTGTTCGTGTTTCGGAGTTGTACCAACGACTGACCGATGTTAATAAGCTGTCGGTTTGTAGGTGTATACTCGTCGTCCCGCCCTGTGTAGCAATCCGATCTTGCTTGGAAATACTTCCCAGAACTCGGAGGGCGTGAAGAAGGCTGGTGCGTGTTTGAGGATCCATGTTTAATTTTTAAGTCATGAATTATGAATAGTAACCACAATTGGTACGCATCTTCATCTGAAAGTTTTAAAATCCTTGCCAGGCAAGCGCTGAATACGAGTCCGCGGATCATCTTTTTACAATAAAATACCTAAGAAATTTGAAACATGCTTGCGTTAAGTCATGCCCCAGAATTGGGTACTTCCAGTAGGCAACTTGGATTAATACTTCTTCAGCCAAGTCAATCCAATCATTAGCTTCAACTGTTAACCAGTACATTTTAAGGCCAATCCAACTTGCTTGCAATACAAGGGATGTTTGTGAAGGCGGTGGGGGTTTTGGTCTCCAAAAAAATCCAAGTATTGTTCGTAAAACCATTTTGTTTTTAGAAGGGGCATTTGCGAAACTCACAGACACCTTTAACCCTCCCAATTATGGAATAAGCTGTACCGGAAACCTTACAAACTCTATAATTTCTATGAATAACATTCCAGAAAGATCTAGGCCATCTATCATTTCAATCACGGGTACAACAAGTCGATCGAGCATTGTGTGGTTGAGGATGTCATGTCAATCCTACACGTTTTTTCCGCGAAGATGTGTGGTCAAAGAAGGTACAAACGCTCTTTGCAATCAGATCTACAAATTGGAGACCAGGCATCTTCAAAGCGAAGGCGATTATGTGAGCGACCTCAAGCGCATGGGGGTAACACGCAATCAAATCTCGGTAATACATCAACGCGAAGTCAGTAAGTGGAAAAAGAGCAAAGCGAAGACCAAGTCAAAGACTCCACCAAGCTTTCTTACTGTGGTTCAAAAAAACCACGAGAAGCACTTTCGAGACCAGTTGTTTAAAACTCAAACTCCATTGACCCGATGTCTCAAAGTGCCAATTCGGTCACACGAAAATGACCAAGTCATATTCAAGCAGTTTAAACGTTGGATGAAAGAGATTAACAGAGTTCTAAATTGTGTTATCTCTTTTGTTCGACGATTTGATCCGGCTTTCCTTGGGGCTACTTCATCCACAGCCGCTACCACGCCATGTGAATGGGAAGAGCGGTTAATGCGTTTCATTGGCGTCTGACTCAAAGTTTTCTTCCAAATGTGTTTCTTCTGAGTGGAACAACACCACCAAGAAAATATTTTACAGAGATCTTTTTGGTGTGGAAAAATGGTATTCAAAATGGGGAATGTCTATCTTGCGCTTTCAAGTTCCTTCAAAGCTTCTACACGATTCAATCGAGGGTCTTATTTCCAACATAAGCGGCTCCCTGACTCATTTGAAGAAAAATGCTATCGCACGTCTTAGAAATACAAGCATTCGAAAGTACAGGTTTAAGATGCGCTATAGACCCACCCGGTTTCTTTTGAATGGCACCTTACAGGTTCAAAGAGATCGCTACAAAATGAAAGTGGACCAGAAAAGTGGCTTTGGTAGCTTGACATTCTTTCCCACGCGCTTTCCACACCAAGTTTTCTTTCGGATGCCAATTCCTCCCAAAAATGTCAATCGATGGAATGCGCTCAAGATCGTTCTTCAAAGGAACAAATGGTTTATTTGCTTTTCGTATCGCACACTTGTGCCAGTTCATGTGGATGATCGTGAACACAAGTCTCCACGAATGGTGGCTTTGGATCCTGGGGTTCGGAAGTTCTTAACCTTCTATGATACCGAGGGGAATGTTGGAACGATTGGTGATCGAGTTTACAAGGCACTCAAACCGCATGTTCAAATCATGGGCAATGCTTCCAGACGCATGCGAAAGCTGAAAAGCTGTTGGAAAGATCAAAAAACCTTGATCAAACCTGATTATAAACATAATCTAAGCCGCGACCAGATTGGACAACATGTACATGCTTATGAGCAAGCTAAGCGCAATCATCGCCGTCAATTGCTCCGTCAAGCAAAGAAGTATCGAAAACATAATTGCCGAATTCAAAATCTTCGAAAGGATGCTCACTACAAGATTGCTAATTGGCTTTGTCGACAGTATGACCACATCATTCTTACAAGATTGAATGTGAAATACATGTCGAAGAAAAAGTCTGGTCTCGGAAGGTCAACGCGTAAAGCAATGCTCAAGCTTGGACACTTTCAGTTTCGTCAGATTTTAGTTCAAAAAGCTTCCCAGTACCCTGGTACCAAGATTTACATTGGTGGGGAAGCGTACACAAGCAAGACATGTGGTCAGTGTGGTCAATTGAATTACAAGCTTGGTTCATCGGAGATATTTAGGTGCCGCTTCACCAGTTGTGGTTACAAATCGGATCGCGATGTAAACGCTGCTCGAAACAT